CTCCCTTGACGGGAAGATCTAAGCATTCGGACATTTTGGTTTCCTTTTAGACGTGAGCCTGTCGCACGGCAAAGCCGTCGAAAGTTAACGGCTTGCCCAGACTCACAACTGAAAGACTTTCTTCGATGTGCGCGTGCGATGCGCAATAAAAAGCCACCAGATGGTGCCAGTGGCCTGGTGATGTTTTAGTGCAGCCACTGGCCGCTTCGCTTATGGGAGGTTTCTCATGGATGCATAGCTGTGCGCTACTAAATTAAAAGCGTAACGAATATGCATTTGCATGCCCTCAGAAGAATTTGGATTCCCTTCTATCCGAGGGTTTTTTTAAATTTCATGGCAATAAACCAGGATTCTTCTTAATCACCCTCGCTTACGCTTGTTAATGAAAGGTTAACGCTCATAATCAAAGTTCCTGCCACGACTAGAGCTGAAAAACCAACGTAAGATCTTTGCCATTAAGAAAACAATAACAGTACTAAGTACTGATAGCCCTACTCCGACTCGCCCCATGCACGGGGCTTTTTTTTTGCCCGAAACACCGGTTAACGGTTCACGGCGTTATACCAGGCCAGCCAGCGGTACTTGTCGAGTCGCAACTGGCGTAGGCATTTTGCCGTCTCGATGTCTGCCTGCAAATCCTCATCGCTGTTCTTTCCTGCATCACTTGCCCTGCACGGTTCCTGCATCAAATCCGCTGATGGAGTTGGCAGCGTCGATGGCACGCTGGCGCAGCCGCACAGACTCATCATCAAACTTGCACACAGTACGGTTCGGATCCTGAACATATTTCACCACGTCGCGGGTTATGGTCCGGTAAATCACTCTGGCTTCGGCATTTGCCGCAGCGGCTTTCTTCTCTACCGGCTGGATGGCTTTCTCGGCCTTTTGCTTTTTGTCCGCCGCCTGCGCGTTAATGTGGTCAGCGTGAGCATTCCACCCGGAACGCCAGGCAATAAGCGCCGTGGCAGAGATGCTGACCACCAGCGCCAGAAGAACATAACGCCAGTTCATACCAGCGCACCCCGAGCACGGTTGTAACGCTGACGGCGGTCTTCAAGCCCGTTTTGTCCGCCGTTAATGATTTGCGTGACGCGGGCCAGGTCGCCGGAGTAAAGCAAACAACCGCTGGTGGAGTAGAACCATGCCGCCGAACGCGCTGCGTTACACTCCTGCTCCAGTAGTTCGGGGCTGGTAACCAGGTCGAGTTTCAGCGCGGTACCGCATTTGGTGTAATTTGCCTGGCCGGTGATCTGAATCAGGCCGCGACCGCGATATTTCCAGCCGTCTCCTGCCGCTTTGTTGCCCAGGCGTTTGCTGTATACCAGATTTGCAATGGCACGCTGGCGCTCCAGTGGCAGCACCTTTTCATACGAGCGGCGGCCCAGCGCGTTTGCCTGGTCCTGAGTAAGCCGCCCGGCGCGGATGAAACCCGCCAGGCCTGCCACGCTGTAATTCATGCTCTCCACCAGCCGGGTGAAGCCAACAGATTCATGCCCGGTCTGAGCGATAAACATCGCCTGGTCAGTCGGTGCAGTGATACCGAATTCTTTCATGGCCGCTTCAATGTGCGGAAACCAGCGCGCAGCTAATCCGGCGCTTATACCAGCCGCCTGCTGAAATTGTGATTGTTTCATTCAGACCTCAGGACATAGAAGAGCCGCGCCACATTACCCCGTGCCCTGAACACGGCTGCGCAGATAATCAGGTTGATTGTCACGGTTGCCCAGTGGGTATGCAGGTAGGAGTCAAACAGGTACCGGAACGGCACCGACGCATACGCCAGAATAATCAGATAGGCCAGCCATGACGCCCACGGGTTATGTCGCCCGCCAGGCTTGCGGAACATCATCAGGCGCAGAACAATAGCGGCACAGACCACCACGTTGGTCAGCACCAGCGGATCGTTAATTACCATTGGTTCCCCCTCTCCAGCGTGCCAGCAGCTTTAGCGGGTCCTGTTCACTGAAAAATGTCAGCGTCTTGATGGCGACGGCAGACAGCATTACCGCGCCGAGAGCATCCAGCGGTTTATCGGCATAACCGGTTATGCTCGCCAGCCACGAACCGACCAGCCCGGAGCCATACACGCCAGCGAAATACGACACGACGAAATACGCAGAACGGCGAAAAATCGTCAGGTCGGCAGCGGTGGCCACGTAAAACACGGCCCCGGCAAACGCGCCGAACACCACGCCATAATCGGTGCCGGTGAGTAGTCCATAAATGCTGGCACCAGTCAGCGCGCTACCGGCGGCTGCGGTACCGGAAAAAGGTTCGGACATTACGCCCCCTCGTTAGTGGTGAGTCCTCTCAGGAATGAGGGGAAATAAAAAAGGCCCACCGAAGTGAGCCTCTTGTATTGGAAACCAACACGATCGTGAACAGAAATAATTAACTTTTTACGTAGCGATATATATGGTTTTAAGCGTCAATTGACGTTGGATGCGGCCAATTTATGGGCTTTTTTACAGGATTTTCGTCCGGTTCAACCTTTGTTGAGTCAGACTCTGTTAATGCACAGACATAAGAACTAGGCCTAAGTAACGATCCTTATCACGATAATTGAAATTTTGCGGACCGCACAAGTTTTTTTTGATACATTCTCTATATGGTATTTAGGTTGGAAATTCTTGCATTTTGGGCATTTAAGGACTTCATATGGTAGCTGCGGTACAAACAAAAAAATCTAAAAAAGTTAGGATTGGATTTTATACTAGTAGTTCAGGAACTATGCGAAGCCATTCTGTTGCTCGTGCAGCAATTGAGAATCTTTATAGTACTTGCGTGAACGTAACTAATAACAGTTTTGATACAACATATAAAAACAAAAAACTAAAAATAGCGTTTCTAAATAAAGACGTGGTTGCCAATTACTACTTTGGCTATATGTCCTGCTCTCGAGAAGAATATCTTTTACCTTACATCGGCGATGAGCATTGGAATGAACAAAACATACCTTTAGATGATAAAAAGTATATAGTAGAAAGGACTTATTTTTTATATTACTACGAAAGCGACATACTGGTTCTAACGCAAAATCATTTAGGGCCAAAAGAATCTGATTTAGCTTATCTCCTTTACAGTCAAAGCGGTCAGCCCGGTGCAAATTTTTCTTTTCAAGCAATCTGGAAAGGCGAAACTGTTAGAGAACTTCTAGAAACAGGAAGCACTTTAAGAAGCTGTGAAATTGTACTTGCAGCACCACGTAACTTTAATGTTACTAGTTATCAATTAAATAGTTCCTTTTCAAAAGAACTTGTAGAAATGATGGTAGGTTTAGGTGGTACTCATCTTAAACTTTCATTAAGAGGACGAGCCTCAGGCAAGGTGAGTGTTAAAAGCTATCTTGCTGATGGAGTAAAAGAAGGCTTAAAAGAGCTATTAGAAAAAATACCTACGATCGTCAAGAAAGCGGCAGTAACAGAACCGAAAAATCCAAACGAAAAAAACCTTTTGGATCAAGTACTTATTTCCGAAAAAAACATTTACACGGTACATGGCTATGGAACAGATTCTGACGTGTTTCAGGCACTAATTTCTGCTAAGATAGATAATAAAGAATACCTTAAAAAATATGACATTAGCAATAAGAAGGTATAATTATGCTCATTAAGTTTTTAATTAATATATGTGTGGCGATAGTGCTCACATATATACTTGCACATAATATCCCAATCATGCCGCATGGAGATATCCTTACGGCAGCGGGAGTAATTTCTACTGTTTCAGGCATACTGTTTGGTTTCGTGCTGGCAACAATCTCAATTTTCAGCTCTGCGAGTGGAAATTCTGATGGCATAATCAAGGCTCTAAAAAAAAATAACATTCTACCAGGAATGATTACTCGATTGCTTGTAACTGGAGCTACACTTATAGCAGCCTGTATATTATCGTTACTTTCAATGTTTGTCAGCGAGCATGTTGTAATTAGGGGAGTCAAAATCGAATTTATCCTTATCGTTGGTGGGTTAGCATTGCTCGTTATATCTATAGCCTCTTTTATATTTACTTGGCGCAAAATTAATTGGATACTTCCACATATTTAAAGGGCTTCCCTGCCCTTTTTTTATTCCATATCTAACTTTACGTTAATCATTGCTAAACACCCATCAATAAATCCTTCAGCCATTTGCATCTCGATGCGTATCAGCTTTTCATCCTTTTTCCTAGCCCGCGCCATGCTCCTTTTTGATATTCCGTATAGATAATGGGCAACCAGCAATGAATGCTCATATGGCTTCTTCTTTTGCAAACGAGCCAGGCAGCTTTCAATAATCAGTCCATCATCGTCAGTACAGGATGGCCTGGACTTACCTGTAGGCGGCAGCAGCCCCTTAAAACCAGCCGCTATATGTGAGTAATCGACCCCGGAATTATCGCTCGCAGCCCAACCGCCCCATCGTTCCAATACCAACTGAATATCACGCATCAAATTTCTCCACTAATTACGCCAGCGCGCCAATGGCCAGCGCCCGGTCTAATGTCTTCAGCAGCAGTTCTGGCTGCGTACCGTACTTGTTTTCAAATGCCACGGCATCAGCGTGTAATTCATCGTGATGCGCCCTGCACAGCGGGATCACGAATAAATCATGCGCCTTCGTACCTATCCCACCCATGCCGTGACCAATGATGTGATGGGGGTCATCAGCAGGTTTCTGGCAGCACGCGCACGGCTGCGTTTTTACCCACCTTGTGTACTTCGGGTTTTGCCAGCGGCGCCGCTTCGGTCGCAGCATGAATGACTCAGGCGTCTCCGGATCGACTTTCAGCGCCAGAACCTGTTTTACAGCTTCCTCTACCATGCTGGTGGCCGGGACCGACGGCATAATGTCCGCTTCACGGGTTACCGACTGGATAACCTGTTTCGGCATTTGCAGCGCCTGTCGGGCGACTGACTCCGGGATCACGTGCGCCAGCTTGTTGAACGTCAACCACCAGCACAACTCCGGAAGTGTGACTGCGTGGGAATCGTCGAACCCCAGGCCGCGCCGAACCACCGACAATACCCAGGCTACCAGGTTTACCCGCGCAATGCCTGCCAGTTCGGCGGTGAAATGTTCCCGCACCTTATTGTCACAGGACCAGCACAGCCGCAGCGCGCCGGGCTCATGCCGCATCGGGACCATTTCGTAATGATGATAGCTGGCATGCGGGTACTGACAGCCGGATTCGCGCAGCAGCCAGGCTTCGAGCCCTGAGAGACCACCAGCGCGCTGTATCACTTCGGGATGTTCGAATACAGGCACCATAACCGGGTCTTCTGCAAGTGGCTGGCGCGCCGCCGGGATTTCACCAGTTGGCAGATCAGCCAGGCGATCCGGTTCGTTCTCCAGCAGAATGCGACCGCGACAGAAGTGCGGCAGCAGATCCTGCCCTGGTCGGAACATAACCACACCCAACTCACGTACAACCACAGGATTAAGCAGCGCCCTCATGCCACGCTCCCGACTGCTTTACGGAACTCCTTTTTCAGGCGTTTATTTCCGCATAAGTGGAGGTAACGAAGTGCCAGATCACGCGAAATAAAAACCTCTCCATCCCGGCGGGTTACAGAATCAGGATGCGATAAGACATGCTGCTTAACTTCATCAAGATCCAAAAATTGCTCAACGCTCAGGGCGTTCATGGCACCTGATTTTTTGCCGGGTGCTTTGTGAACCGATGAGCAACCAAAAAGATTCGCTTTACGCTGGTTACTCATGATCACCC